GATGGCTTGCGGAAACGAAGTAGCGCCCTTACGCGCCAACCCGTGCAGGGCTTCGTCAAAAGGAATGATCGGAATCTTAAGCCGGCTTTTTTCTCGAAATTCGAATTGTAGTTGATTGGTTTTCAAAACGTAAGGCAGAATTGATCCTTCGCGTTGAATGTTTATTTTTTGTGAAGCGGGGCCGCTCGATTCGCCTCCCGCTTCAATCTGAAAACCAAATATTCCGCTCCGAAACAGCGTAGTATCGCTCTTCGGCTCGCCCGTCAGCATAAACATTTGCCTGAATTTTTCTTCAGGCGTCATGCGGGCAAGCATTGCATCGCGCAACTCCTTGCTCCACGGACCTCCAGCCGGGTTTTCAAGCAATGCGTCTGCCTTGGTCGGCATCCCGGAAACCATTCGAGCAACATCTCCGACGATGGAGTCGTCAATGCTTCCGGCAATACTTGCGCCAATGCGGTTGACACCAGAGGCCAGTGACTTCAGGTAGTCTCCGCCGGTCGTGCCGGAGTCACGCGCACGCTTGGCGTCAACCTTGGCCTGAACCTGCTCCTTGGTCATCCCATCCGGGACGTTGCGAATGATGGTGCCATCGTCGAGGCGGATGTCCATGCGTTACTCCAATTCGGAAAAATCGTAGCTTGTTTCTTGGCTTTCGGTCTGACCCTTGGGCGAAACCTGATGTGTCTCACCAAGCCAAAGCTGCAGAGCAGAGTCATTAGGCGGGACGCCCTTGCTTTTTGACCACGCCTGGAACTGCCCAAGGCGAGCTGCGTCAACAACGCGCTTGGTTGTAGTGTTTCCTTCGTCGTCAATCGTCGTCACGCGGACCGACAACTCAGCAAGACCATCCTTCGACAGCCGGTCGGCAGGAGCCTTGTCATTGCCGGAGCCGGCCAGCCCAAGAGCCGCTTTCCTTTTTAGGATTCCTTCCTGCCGCTTTGCACTCCTGGCGTTGTTGCGGTCGGACAGGTCGTACTGCAGAGTCATGGTTTCGGTCTTGTCCTTCTTTTCCGCCGCCCGCTCAGATGCCTTTGCTTGAGACTCGCGCAACTTGTCGTACTGCGCTGCCGCATCATTGATCCCACGGAACCCGGACAGCGCATCCTGCAACGTCCATGACTGCGTAGTCACCAACTTCCCGGAAGGGTCAGCGTATCCAATGACGTACTTTCCCTGCTTGTCTTTGACCATCTTCCCGTCCGGTCCGGTTTGCGGAATGGCGCGGTAGGGCATCCCGAACGCCGGGTCGTTGAAACCATTGGCAAGCGTCGTGATGGCGCCCTGTTCGTCTCCGGACTGCGCAAGTGTATAGGCGCTGTTGAAATGCTTGTTGAAAGCATCACCGCGCGCCTGCAATGCCAGCGCGCGTTCGCGGTCCATGCGGCTGTTGTCGGCGTCGGCTTTTGCGTTGGTTAGGTCGAACTGGCGAGCCTCCTGCTGGAGGTCAAATTCCTGCTTGCGCATCTGGTCCTGTTCAGCCTGGCGCTGCTCGGCCTTGCGGGCGTTCATGCCCTGGACGAGCCCAAGCGCGAAATTCTCAATACCTGCTGGCATGGGATTCTCCTCAGTAGATTCCAGGGATGCCGTATCCACCGGCAGGAAGAATGCTGCTATTGGCCCTGCCCGCAAACTCATTGCCTGTGATGTTGAGATTCAGGCCGCTAACCCCAGATGCAGCTGGGTTGTTGCCGCCAAAAAAGCCTTTGATCTTTGATCCGACACCATCAAGAGCCCCCATTCCAATCAGGGAACCGGCAGCGCCGTACATAGCCCCCGCCTGACTTGCGCTGTTTGCCGCCATCTGGCCGTAGGTGTCGGCTATGCTGCCCTGCGCCGCGTTCATTCCGTCCAGTGCCCCGTTCATTTGCCGCACGCCAAGATTGGTCACGGCTGATCGGCGGGCCCATGTCTGGTTGTCAGCGTTGCGGCGCTCGTTTTCACGGCCGAAGGTGATGTTCCCGGCGGCTGCCAGCGACTGCGCCACGGAATTGCGGGCTGCCATGGCGTCAGCGCGGCCGGAATTGGGATTGATGCCCATGCGCTGCATGTTGCGCAGGCGCGCATCTTCGGCGTTGGCGAATTGAGTGGCTACGTCCGTGGATGCTCGGTTGGTGACACCGGCAAGGTCAGCAATGACACCCTTCTTGGCGTCGGCGACCATCTGGTCCTCAAGGCCGCCATATCGCGCCTTGTGCTCGTCATACCGTTGCTTCTGGAAGTCAAACATTTCGCGCTGAAGGCGGAGTTGTTCCTTGGCGAGTTTTTTGGACGAGCGGGATCCGGCGATGCCGCTGATAAGGGAAGCGCCAGCTAAGATAGCAGGAAGCATGATTGCGACCTCTTGAAACAGTGAGGTCTAGCTTTGGTGGCCCAAGGTCAGGCCAAGAAACGGTGTTATATGTGTAGTAGTGTTTCGCCGTCGAAGTTTACCACGCGGCGAATTTATGGGCTACAGAATAGCATCGTTGCGGGCAACGCTTACACTAAGGTCAGACACTATCTGCATATCAATTGTGATGTAGCTGAACTGGTCGTTATCGTCCTTCGTCCCCACCCACGGATCAACCTTGTACACGACAGCGCACTTCAGTCTTCTGCCCATTGAGTACCCGAAAGCTTCTTCGTCATCGTCGATGTAGAATGTGATGTAGTCGCTGATGACTGTGGCTGTTATAAATCCGTTTGCATCAACTGAGCTTGATGTCGTTCTTGTTGGGACTACCCTGGCATCGCAGACATGAACAGCACCAGAGCCTGTGTTTTGCATGACCGGCAGGCTGGCTTCAGCTGCATAACCTCCCGATTCAAACGGGATGGTTATTTTCCCAAGGTATGTGGACGGAATACCCGTTGTTCTTGCTGGATCAGAATATGACAAGCCAAACCCGAGGCTTTGGTACTCGTCAAAAATATACAAGTCCAGATGATGCAGGTAGTTTCTTACCGAATACCTGCCTATGCCGTTTGCCGACACCCTGATGGTTAGCCCGATTCTTTTTTGTCTTGCCCGATACAGCGTCCCTGCGTCCGGGAGGTCATACGGAACGATGCTGGTGTAGGTTCCGGTCTGGTGGTATCCATAATTCCGATACTGCCCATTCCCAACAAGAAGCATTGTGCTTGTGGATGTTTCGGTTTTCCAGCAGCCCCCAGGGAAGCAGTAGTACAGCGCAATTTCCGGGTTATCCACTCCGATCCCGGCCTCTGCCGCATAATCCGAAGCAACAACAACCTCCGGCGCAATGAGCGTATCAATCTGCGCCCGCGTGAGCCTGGCGGAGTCGGCCGTTAAATCGTCAGCATGAATGTCCGCTCCTGATGCTATATCAACCTGCAGCCGCAGTTGATTGCCGTCGAAGTTCAGGAACCGCGTTGTAGGATCATCCGGGTCACCACCACAACTTAGGTGCAGCCTTGGAAGGCCATCTCCTCCTGCGCCAATCCACAGGCCGGGTGCAAATCCGGGGTTGGCATACTCATCAAATCCATACCACAACTTGCTCAGCAACTGCACGTTTGCCAGCAGATTGCCGGTCGTGATCTTGTCGGCCACCAAATCGCCGATCTTGGCGCTGGTGATGGTGGCGTCTTCAATGTAGGCGGTGTCGATGTAGACGGCCGGATTACCGTCAGGGTCAGTGCCGATCACAAACGGAACGCGCGCATCCGCAGCCACGCATTGCCACACGATGTCGCCGTCGTTTACGGTGCCGCCAACCGATGTCGGCCAGGCGGGTTCGTCGCCAGCCGTCCGTCCGCCGTCAATGCACGCATACTGATACCCGTTCGGCGTTGTTGGCCTGACATATTGGTACGCGCCATAAGGCGTGACCGGCTTCCATGTAGAGCTTGTCATCAGGTCGCGGATATAGGTCGGGTCGTATCCCGTGACGCCCTTTGTCCCCGACGCCGAATTGAAGTCCCCGGCTACCCCTGCCTTTGATACAGCCCTTGCCCAATAGAACTTGGTGGACCCGCTTCCAACCATGTCCACATAGGACTCAACAGGGGTTTCCTGAATCTTTACCGCCTGCCCAAGGTCGTCCACGGATGCGCGCCAAAGCTCCGTATGGCTGTAGTTCGGGAAAACAGGGTTCTGCCATGCAATGATGATCGACGCCAGAGCGCCATCGGCTCGCAGGCTGCTGACTTTCGGAGGGGTTGTCAGGTTTCCGGCCGGAGGCCGCACGCTGGATCCGTCTCGGTCGGCAATTCCCGCCTTTGTCAGGTCGTTGATGCTGACAAGCCTACTCCCGTCGTTTCCGAAAATGTACTTGTCGAGGATCTTCTGGGCGGCCAAAAACCAGTCCTGCGCATCCTTTGGAACACTGGTCGGGATTCTTGGAAGCTGGATGTCGCGCCGAGAGGCAATGACTTGCTGGGCAGATAGCGTTGACGGTGAAACCGATCCGGATGAAACAACGGTTCCGGCCGCAGACATCCACTGCCCATACTGGACCATTGCCGCCTGAATGGCAGGCCCGGTGCTTCCTGATGCGGATGCGGATGCGGATGCCTGCGTGATGGATGCGGTTCCGGCAAAGTCGTATGCCGATCCGGAAGCCGAAACATAGGCAATAGGCTGTACCGCAGCCGCCGCGCCCTCATGGATGACGGAGCCAATGGCAATACATACGCCTACGCGCTGCGTCCCGCCTGGGTTCACAGCGTCGCCAGATGACGAAACCGATGCTGCGGCCTGCGATAGGGATGCGCTGCCCTCGAAATCGGCCATGTCCGGCCCCTTTTATCCTGCGCTGACGGTGAAGGTCATGCTGGTTACGGAAACGCTTGCGCCAGACGTGATGCTGGTGCTTCCGAGATTGAGGTCGCAGCCAGAGGTTCCCACGCTTCCATCAAAGACGACCGTACTGCCGTCGGACTTGGTAGCGCGGAACCATGTGGCAGTTCCGGTGTTGTCGGCACTGGAGTCCTGCGTGATGGCGTTCATGGTCAGGGTTCCGCCAGACGCTGCGGGCGCGGCAGTGGCGTTGAACCGCAGTTCAGCCAACAGAACTTGGGTTGTGATGGCGGTATTGGCATTTGCCGGCTGGGTTCCGTCGTAGATGCGCAGATACCCATTGTCGAGCAAATCGGACAGAGCGTCAGCCTGTGCATTGACGGCGGTACTTGAGATTTTCAGGTTGTTGGCCATGAGTGTGCCTCGCTATTCGTCGAGAGGCACTCTTGCGCCGGGGTTTGTGCTGCGATGGTATCACGACTGCAGTTCGGTGACTGTCTCCGCAATGGCTATCTCTCGCACGGCATCGGTCCCGCTTATCTTGACCTGCCAGTTTCGCTTGCGGCCAGATCGAGGCATCCTCACCGGTGCCGAAGAAGTAATTGCCTGGGTGTGGTGGGTGGACCCATCCGCGTACACGGTCAGCGTCAATGATGCATAGCTGTCCGCAAGCACCCTGGCCGCCGTCATGGATGCTGGCCGGTCCATGACCACAACCTTCGACTTCCATGAGTGCGTCATCGGTGATGCACTGTTGGCGTCAAACTTCACCAGGTTCTTGCTGCTGTCGATCAGGTACAGAATGTCGTTCTGAACGTCTCTGTATCCCGCAACGTAGTAGCCATTGATCCTGACAAACCCTTCTTCGGGCCGCAACGGGTCGAAGATCGCGCCGCCCTTGTTGCTGCTGTCCGTGTACCAGAAGAACAGGTACTTCCCCCGGTGCTGATACGCATGGATGCTTGATGGCGTCATCAGCGCCCACTCGCGGCTTGAGATTACACCATCGGTGATCAGCCTTGCGGTGCTTCCGGAGGCCATCACAAGGCCGTTTGGGCTTGCGTAGACGGCGTATTGGCCCATGCTGACCATCGACCTGGCGGAGGCGCAAGCCTCAATGATCGGCAGCTCCTGCTGGCTCATGTTGGCCGGATCAATGCCGGTGATCATGACCGGCCTGCCCTTGGTTCCGACAATGAGGTAGTTGTCATAGTGACCGATGGCCACGATGTCATTGTCGCAGGTGAGCTCGTAGTCGCGCGGCCAAGCATAGGGAAAGAACGGCTCGCTCAGGCAGACGATCTTTCCGCTTGCCGCATAGGCCACGCCGTAGGCTGTCAGCCCGAGGGAGGTCATGTTCTCTCGCGGCTCTTTCCAGTTGATCGACGGCAGGCTTTCGGCGAGCTTTGACGTGTCCTTGGTGTCAGAGTACGGCAGGACGTAGGATGACGCGATTTGAGCCACAAACAGGTATTCCGCATTGCCGCTGGACCCGGTTGCCACCCGGTAGATGCGGAACTTTTCAATCTCACGGCCGGTGCTGGCCGAAACATCAACTACAAGCCCGGAAAGTGCGACCGTGGCTCCTTCGGCCGGGCAAATCAGGATGTTCGATGGCGGAGACGGCGCCGACTCCTCGCCGAGCTTTCCGACGTAGGTGTAAACGTATGCCCTCGCCTCCGTCGCCACGCCTTCCGTGGTGCCGGAGGTAAGCGACGCAGTGATGGCGGTAGTTGGCTTGGGAATGCCCAGCTTGTAGTAGTTGTTCGGGTATTCCGTCCCGCCTCCAGAGCTGACAGCCGGGGTGTAGGAATAGCACAGCGCGCCACCCATGCGAGAATCGCCAGACCAGTAAATCCGGCTATAACTATCGTCAGCAATAGGCGAACGAATAACAGAAACTGCGTCCTGAAACCTGAGCCAGTAGTCATTTCCTCCGACACTCCACAAATGGATTGCCGCAATGTTATGCCCGGTAAGATCCAGCGTTGAAACCGACTCCATGCCGTATAGCGGCTGAATTGCTCCAGATGCCAATCGGACATTTGTTGCGTCCGTCGCGCCGGCGTCTGGAAGAAGCGCCGGATTCAGGCGTGGGAACTCGCCGGAAAACTGCCTGAACCTGACGCGCATTATCAGTCAACTTCCGCAAATGCTGTTACGACAATGCTGACGTCTGCCGTCCATCCGGATGGCGTGAAATCAACGGACTCAAGCGGAGCCTCTATCGAGAACGATGCCGGAGCTGTCGGATCTATGTTTAGCGCCGATCCACCATAGGTAACCTGCTCTCTTGACCCCTTTGCTGTTGTGCAAAACACCGTTGTCGATCCCGCAGCAGGAGAGCCAGACAACAGTTTTGCGGTGAAATGATACTTTTTGAACAGCGGGAATGATGTATTCAGGGTCTGCGCCGAACCACCAGCAGAGGTGATTGTTACGCTCCCAACATGAGTCAATTGCATTTTATTTCTCCGATTCCTGTTCTGCGTCGCCCGCCTGTGTCACAACAAAAACCTCACGCTCGCCATCAAACGCGACATCAATCGCATCCTCCGGCACCGGCTCCGCATAGTCGTACACGTCGCCAACAAGCACAGCTTTGATAATTTTCATCCGCAAATCTCCATGAAGGCATTGATGATGTTGATCGTGTCGGCTGCGCTGCCGGCTTGCAGCGTGAGGTTCATGGTCACTGCATTGGCCATAGTGTGCGTTACGCTTACCGCTGTCGCTGCCGTCGACCCAAAACCTGATATTTGCGATGGATAAGACTGGGTAAGCGTCAGATTACCTCCTGATGCTACACCTGCCGTGACTTTCGCAAAAACAGACGCGCCGATAGTTGATGCCGATATAGTGCTACCGTACCCTATTATGGTACCAGCAGCCCCGTTGTACCGCTTACGCAGTGTCATCGATCCGGCTGTCCCTGTTTTTGTGACTGCGTAGCCAAATTCAACACTGCACATAGGGAACAGCATCCCCGCCGGAATCGTCGGTGCCCATACACTGACTTCGGACGTGGTGCCTGTACTGGATACTGCAGCTGCCATCACAAACAGACGCTGACGCCCGCCGCGCGGTATCCAGTACGTGCCATCGCTGACCCACTCGGAGTTGTTGTAGTCGCTGGCCATGCGTACCGTTCCAGCCGCAACAGATGACGCGGCCGGGAAATTGGCCCACGTAGAGCGCGTGACTCCAGATGATGCGGCGCTAAGCCCGCCGCCCAGAGAC